AATGGAATACCCGAAGAACTGTTCCCCAAACTCAACTACTCCGCACCTCGTGACCCTGACATCGGCGTTATCGGAGAATACGTTGGGAAGCTCACCTCCGCAGGAGCGATGCTACCTGACGATGACCTATCAAATTACCTTCGTGAATTAGCAGGATTACCAACCGAAGAAGCCGAAATGGTCTAAATCGGGCTAATTTCAGGATGCTCAGGCATGTTCTAAGGAAAAAATGAAGGTTTGCTGAGGTAATTATGAGGCCAAATATCAAGGAAATCGGACCGGGGAATGGGCCGCGGCCCAAATACAGCAAGCAGGTATCGGTGAAATGGGTCCAGAAACAACGTGGCGATAACCACTACCCAGAAGTTAGGCCGGTTGATAGTAATGCGTTAGGCACTACGGAACGCAAGATATACCGCACCACCCTTGAGGGCATTGATGCTATACCGCTAGACACTTACCGCAGGATTATCAGAGGACTCATAGACCCTGAAGAAGTGACGACTGATTTATTGGTGAGGCATTTACTAACCGATATTGAGGAAGTCGCAAAAGCTATCTTTGAGGGCTACGTTCAGGGAGCGAGAGAAATGGCTCACCTAATACGTCAAGCAATCAACAAAGAGTTGCGGAGGCTGGGGTCCGACCTTCAGTTGGTGGGGATAGCGGCCACTAGCAAAGCGAAGATTACCGGAATGTACGAGCCGTGGGATTGGGACGACCCAACTATCCCAGCAGTCAGCTTGTTCGACCAGCAACCCGACAATATGTCAGGCAAGGTATACGCTCGCATTCGGGCAAACGATATATTCAGCTCGGTGACTGATGACGTAAACGCCAACATTCGAGAGATAGTCGCCGAAGGGTTTACAGCTGAACAGACTTTTCGCACCGGGCGATCAGTTACCGGATTAACGCCACAACAGACTGCCCGAAGATTGTTTGAAGTGTTGGAAGCTTCGGCCGCTATCCCGATTACCGGATTAGACTACGCTGAATATGTAGCTCCGCATACGAATGGACTTTTCCCCAGATGGGCAAAGGCTGTGGATAGGTCCATGAATACCTACGCTCAGAGCCTAGCCCAACGTGGAATCAACGATAGAGAAATTAAAGAACGCACCTCAAAGCATGGGGAACGTTACGGCAACAAGCTACGCCGAGCGAGGGCCCGAATGATTGCCCGAACTGAAATCGCCTTCGCCCAGAATAGGGGAATGATGGATACCCTATGGCAAGCTCAAGATCAAGGAATAATGGGACAGTCCGCTCTTAAAGAATGGGTAACCGGACCCTTTGACGTTTGCGACCTTTGCACACCTATGGGTGGGAAGAAACAATACCTCCGCGGCCAATTCACTTTACCCAATGGGCGAATGCTGGACTACCCACCTGCCCACCCTAACTGCCGGTGCTTCATACTCCCAGTTCCTGAGCTGATAGACGCTCCCCAGCGTTTCGGCAGTAACACCCTTGATGACCCTTACCGATATCAGTTCCCTGACGGTTTCGTTATATCGACGAGCGCTGGGTTTGACCTCCCAGCCCTCTTGTAATGTTGCCCCGGTCCGAAAAGGGGATACTCAGGAAGCCATAGCGGAATTATTTTGCGTAGCATGAACCAAGGGTGAGGGGTAAATTCGCAAACCGTAGAGGAGGTCTGAGTAGGGGCAAAAGAAATACCCCCACCGAAGTGGGGGCGATCCCTTCAGGTTATCAGGTCACCCACTTCCTATCTGGATTGGGGTCGTCGGGGAATTGGTTCCTCGCACCTCTTGGTCGTGTATCCCTTACCCCACCGGCTTTCATCTTCTGCCGTAGCTCGGTCTTGCAATCGTGACCGAACACCATACCGACTATGTGGATATAGATTTGGCAGAACTGCCAACCGTGACCTTGATGCCACCGAGCGTTTGGCGAACCGTTCTCGTTCCAGTCGATGACGTGGGCGAGTTCGTGTAGGATAATCCATTTCTTCCGTGCCCATTTGTTAAGCTCAATCATGTCCCGATTGGCTGCACCTCCATTTCGGGTTGATGGGTATATCGTTAATCCAGTGGGTATGTATGATTTGTGTTTACCTGAACTGAAAGTCCCTTTCCTCAAGACTTCCGCATCAGGCGAACGGTGACCCCGAACAACCCAATCGTCCCAGCCATCTTCCCATTTCCTACCGTCCCTACCCCCAGCGACAGCACCCATGTGGAATTCACTATCGTAGCTAATCCACCGATCTTTGGTTAATACAATCTTCGGGAACGCAACAGGTTCCAGCTTTCCCGACACCGAGAATCGCCGATGGGTATTTGGGTATCGCTTGGCAAATGATTTGCGGTTGATGAGTTTGGTAACAAACAGCCACACATCCTTGAGATCTTGTAAGTTCTCATCAGCGTCATAGGCTGCCCAACCAACATTTCTCTCGGCCGCGTAGAGTTCGTGACGGTAGAGATCAACATCTTTGTCGTATGACATCAGTATTTCCTTTCTTGGTTTACGTTTAACTCCATGTATTCACTCTATCATAGTTAGGGGGGGATTGCAAATCCTAAAATCTGGAAGGGCCCTGACAATCGCTGAAAATCGTGTATTATGGTGAATAAGTCGTAGTCGCTCTAGTAGCGCAAGTGTCCAATAGTGACCAGACCTCTGGGTTTAGTCACGCATGCTTGGAGGTAAGATGCCAAAATATATAGTCACTGGTGGAGCATCAGGAGATGCATCAATAGAGATCGCTGGCAAGACATACGCACCCGGCGAAGAAGTGGAAATCAAATCTTCTTCAGACTGGCTTGTAAAGCAAGGGTATGTCGTGGCCAAGAATCCAATCAAGAAGGGAGCTAAGTAATGCCAACCTTTATTCACGGTAAAAACACAGGCGTATACATTGACGAGTTTGACCTGACGAGCTATTTCACGGATAGCAGTTTCCAAATCGATAACGATACTGCCGAAACCACAGCATACGGCGATACGAACAAATCGTATTTAGTAGGTTTGCGTGGAGGCTCACTTTCTTTGAACGGAATGTGGTCACAAACTACTGACGGCTCGGACGAAGAACTGCAAGCCCTATTGGGTAGCACTACTGAACCACTAATCACAGTTCGTGAGGGTTCAGCAGCTATCGGTGGGCGGGCAGTTATCGCTCAGGCAAACGAAACTAATTATTCAATCTCGAGTCCACTTGCAGACGTAGCTACGATCAGCGCAGATTTCGAATGCACGACGACTGGAATTTCTAACCTGACTTTCGCTCTCGCAGGGGGAGTTCAACTCACCGCAGGAGCAAGCATCGCCCACGGCTCCCTCGGCAATCTAAGTTCTGTAGATAACGCAGCCTCATCAGCTAATGGTGGCGCAGCTACTCTACATGTCCCGACCAACACTGTAAGTGGAGGCGTGACAACAATCAAAGTTCAGCACTCAGCGAATGATTCGACGTGGGCTGACCTTATTACATTCACCAATGTCGCGGCCTCAACCAAGACATCGGAAATCAAAGCAGTAACCGGAACAGTGAACCGTTACCTTCGGGCAACAGCTTCTACTGCCGGGTCAAGTGGCTCCATAACATTTATGGTAGCCTTCGCAAGATTCTAGGAGGAATCAAATGCCAACATTTGCACACGGAAAGTCAACAGATTTTGCGCTAGACGATACTGGTGGAACTAGCCGGAACATCGCCGATACGCTTACGGACGTTAGCTTTCCCCAAACAATCGACACTGCCGAGACAACAGCTTTCGGTAGTTCAAACAAATCCTACATCGTAGGCTTGAAAGATGGGTCGTTCAGCGTTTCAGGAATTTGGGACGCAACCGTAGATGGATACATCAGCGGAACTGAGCCAGCAAGCCGATCATTCATTTACGGACCAGCAGGTTCAACTGGTGGAAACGTAAAGTACACAGGGGAATGCATAATGACCAACTACTCGGTTAGCAACCCAGTCGGAGATGTAGTAACTTATTCATTAGACCTTCAAATTACCGGAGCGGTAACTAGAGGAACCTACTAAAACAATCTGTTAGGAGATTAAGGTGGCACGATTAGCAGACAAGATTCGTCAAGCTGACGATAGGGAAATTGAGATAATTGATGTAGAAGCGTGGGACGTGAAACTGGGGATAAAGTCAATGACGGCTCTCCAGCGAGCGCAAATGCAAACCGAATGGAGCGTAGGCGAAGAAAATAGCGCATCGAAACTCTTTTCAATGGTTCTACTGTATTGCGTCTTTGACCCTGACTCGGGAGAAGCAGTCTTTACCGAAGAAGATTTGGAATGGTTGCTAGCTGAGAAGTCAGCCCAAATTGTTGATGAAGTAGCGCAAGTATGCCTTCGGGTATCAGGATTGGCCGCGGATTCGGTAGATTCTC